ATTGGCTCCAGGGTGATCCGTCCCCCCTCTTGCGAGGTTTTAACGGGCCCTGTGTTGCTTAAGATGCATTTTCCACTTGTTGGATTATAAGTCTAGTAACCAGGGTCACTATCCTCATAAGAGCCACGGATCACAACGGGTATCACCCGCCTGAGTTGGAATATCTTATTCTGACGCCCCACGTGCCGATCCGCCTCCTGTTACCAGAGGTTTCACGACAAGTGAAGTGCCCAGAAGTTTCCGAAGAGATCGCCAGCGTTTTACCGACGTAGGACCCTGTTTCACAAGCCGCATAGCCCGGTTGGCAGTCGCTTGCGCTTCTGCTTTTCCGTGCATCTGAGACTTGTGCCGCAGAACCTGCGAAGGTATCTCGCCGATGAGATCCTCGAATTCTTCTACCGACTGAAGGAGATCACAAACCTCCTTCTCCGTCGGAAGAACAATACCTGTTATCCCTCTAAGTATTGCTTCCACTTCCATCCGCTTGATCTCGAAGTCTTGCATCAAAGGTTCTCTGATATAAAGATGAAACCATTTGGCATATTCTTGGAACAGAGCCTCCGAACCTTCAAAAGTCTGGGCAGGCAAAAATTTTGCCATATTAGAGCCCATTAACTCAAGAAGTCGTGGGAACCGTTCTTCAGAACACCATTTGACAACATGTTTAACCAGAGAGTCTGAGCTCTTTTGATCGGTCACTACATGAGTCGAAAGTGACTCTAGTCGTAACCAATCATAAAGAGTTGCAACACCCCGAGGAGCGTTGGGTTTTGAAAGCAATATAAGCACCCTAGAGAGGATCTTGGGCAAGCGCAGAAGCGGACGGTTGTCTGCTCCTGAGCACGCCTTGAATCCTACTCCAAGGAAACGACCTATGTTGTAACCGGAGAGTCGGCAACCTGTCAATCGTTCCACAGTCTTTACGACTTCAGGAACGAAGGACGCGCCGAGCCAGCCTGCGGAAATTCCAACTAAAGGAAGAGGAGTTACCTCTTCTCCCTTATAGAAGAATTTCTTAGCAAACTCGCACGACAAGTTGTCGGAGATAATGGATTTGTGAAATCCAATACCTACTCCAATTTGTTCCATAAGCCGAGTGTATTGGTTAGCGACTAAGTGATCCCCTATCACTACGTCATCTCCCAACACCGCATATAGAGGAAACCAGGCTCTCCAGCCAGCTTTAAAGGCTGCAAACTGGACGAGCGCATGGTGTACCAAAGCAAGCATAGCCCAAGAAGAATATGCCCCCATTGGTTGCCCGACTGCATATCGTATAGCTCCTATCGGAGCGTATTTTACAGTGCCAAGCTTTCCGGTCTTAGGATCCCGAAGCTGGATTGGACGGGTACCCGTAAGGGCAGCCGCCTTCTTCGCTCCGAAAGTCTTAAGCCATTGAGCCGGCAACTGGTAATACCGATTACACAGAAGGGAACGCCAATAAAAGGCAAGATCAACTGAGGTAAAACCTGCTAAAGTTAATTCTTGTAACTCAACAGGAATCCTATCTGTGGCCGCTGATAAATCATACGACCACACATTCTTGAGACCCTTTTCTTTCATCGCAACCATCATTTTATTGACGGGAGCGAGTTGGTCAAAGGTCCCATCCTGAGGAATCACCTCAAGAATTTTAAAGAGTGCTTTATGAAGAGGATAGAGAACCCATTGGGTTATAGAGTCCACCATTGCAACCACCCGTAACTTACCGGGTTCTTCCACGATCGAGAGTTTCCCCAGTTCATATTCACCGTTCACGTTGAAGTTCAAGTCCTTCGTCTCCTGCTTCTCAGCAAGAACGAAAGGCATCGAATCTAAAAAGTGAATGTTTCCCGTGATTAGACACATCCCCTTAAGATAAGGCCACAATTCAGTGGCCGTTGTCCAAAGGAATGCATCATAACCATGGGAGATGATAGAGGAACCTGCGGTCACTCGAGATCCTGGGCCCGCGGACATAAGTAACCTACGTGTCCCCTCTAAAGATCGGAAAAGCCAGTATGACTTTTCTCTTTGAATCCGTTTACCGGGTTCTAGGAGATCATCACGTGACAATTCAGATTGAAGAGGAGAAACTCCCATACGCTTCAGGTACGGCCAAAAGAAGTTCTTTAAGAACGATCTCCAGTCGTACAAGAGGTCATCTGAGAGTTCCACCCCAGGAGTCAGAATGGTATCGACCGTCAAACGTCCACGGAAAGGTAGTACTCTGTAAAGAGTAAATAAACCTAACCAGAAGCGGATAACGGACCGATCACCACCCTTAATCCTAAGGCGGTGCGAAGGAACTATAATCCGAGGGAGTCCCCCATTAGTCACGGATACTGCAGCACCTGCTAATCTTGGATTGTCAAGTAATTTACCGGCAGTTGCTCTGATTAGGAGCAAATTGGCTGCTTTCAAATACAAGGCTAATCCTTGATTACCATTTGCGCGGATCATCCTGATTACAAACCAAGAAAAACTAGCTGAAGCCTTAACCCAACTCAGGGAATGTGATCCTACTATTGCAACTATCGCTTGTTTAAGGCGAAGCTGCAATAGCGAACGACGTTTTACGGCCGTCTGCCAAATAGCTGATGCACTTAAAATCTGTTTAGAGTTTAAGTAATTCATGTTGATTATAATTGTTAATTGTAACCAGCATCCCGTGAGGGAGCTATCCTTCGGTTTTCCTACACCCCCGTAAGGGTGCAGGAGCCGCAGGCAGGCTGTGAAGCCCAATAGGTTATATTCCTTGGTTGCCCTAATCGACTCTTGAATTGAGTTCGAGACCCCCGGAACCAGGCTCTCCTAGTCTTAGGAGGTGACCTCTGCAAACCTTTCCATATTGCTTTAAGCACAGGTAGTTGGGGTGCTAATCCCTTCTAGCGTAACATACGGCAAATACAAATTGGTAACCCAGAGGCTCCTTACAAAAGAGAGAAACTCACCTGGTCCCGACTTTACACATCCATTCTATTTCTAGAAATTTCAGTGATTATGTACGTAATTGAAAACTACGGACACACTCGTTCACCTTCCGAAGCCATTAGGGTGCCAAGCTAGTTATCCTGGGATTGCTCCCAGTTACTACTCGTCGGAATCAGAGTTCGTACTACCCTTGTGGTGTACTCAGCTCTTTCTTAGTTTATTGATTAACTATCAATTCTCTAAACTTACTAGCCCCTTTAGGGTGGCTATTGGGTTTTCCTCTTTCGGAGGTGAGAATAGGCTTACTTAAGGCCTAGTTTACGATGAGGTTGCCCTCAACATGTGCACTTTACTTCCTGAAAAGGATAGTACCGTACACACTTTATCCACTTTTGATAGTGACATTTCTGTCAACTAATAAGTGACTGTCCAAAAGGACAATACTCCCCATGAAACCTTCTGTAGTGATAACCATCACAACGCTGTGGGGCAGTATGTCGTTCTTTACTTGCTGGGGAACCTCGAGCAGAGGAATCCAGGTTGCTTAGATGCACGGCTTATTAAGCCATTACGGCAGTGACTGAGTAATCAGACTTCATTGCTAGAAAGGACCAGGTCCTT